ACATAACACAAAGAGTCCCGAGAGCGGAATGCAGTAGCGGTGCGGCTTCTGCGCTCGTCGCTGTCGCTAACAAAACGACAGTGGCAAGCGCACTTAATGACGCTGCCATTCCGCCAAAATTTGCGATTCGCTCCCAGTATGCGCGGCGGTCATCGTCTTTCTCTCGCTCGGCGTTCGCTTGGGCGATAACTCGTAGCGGATCGATTCCGAGAATTCCGGCTATCTGGGCGGCGGTGTAGTCGTCAATGGTGCGTTCGCCGTTGTAGTACTTAGTGAGTGCTGCACGGCTTAATCCGAGTGCGCGCGCAACGTCCGCATTCGATTCGGCGCCCAGTTTGCGGCGTGCCGCGTCTAGATAGTCCTGAGTCCGCATTTCAACTCCTCCTAAGGGTCGATGCACCCTAACTGCGTTGTTAGTACTTGACAACAAGGTTAGTACCCGGATACATTTTGGGCCGGTGGCAGGTGCCAACAGTTCAGGAAGGGGTTCTCGTGCGTCTCCGTCGTCCCGAAATGTCGCCTAGTGAGTTGGAAGCGTCAGTGCGTCTGACTGAGGCGGACTGCGCCCGTATTCATGCGGCGGGTCCGCGGACGGTCGCACGGGACGCTTGCGGCACGGGCGACCGTCCGCGGATGCCCCCCACAGTAAAACGGGGAGAACATCGGTGGGGGGAACCCATCATGACGAACCAGTATGTAGAGCTGGTCACGTCAGATGGCAAGATCAAACAGGTTGTAAAGCGTACGGGTCTCAATGGCGCGTCAGCATTCATCGACTGGGTGAATTTCACTTGTCATGAAACGACATTGACGAACCTTGGTGCAGGTATGGGCATCACGGATTTCGACGTCGTGTCGAAGTTTTCTGAGGCCCTTCAGGGTGTTCTCGGTTACGGCATCACTCGCCAGTGTGCTCGGGGTCGTAACTTCTATGACAGGTCGTATGAGCTTGGCGAAGGTTTCGGCTTCGTCTGCCACGGTGGCCAGCGAAATACGATCCTCGTGATGATCAACGGCTCCGGCGTTGCTGCCGCTACGCCGGGTTGGCAATACAGGCTTCAGCACTTCCTAGAATGCGTCGCCGTCAATCCGCGCCTGACGCGAGTGGATCTTGCGCATGACTGCTACGAGGGCGAATACACGGTGGATCAGGCGGACGCCGATTATGACGATGGTGGTTTTCGCCTGCCGAAGTCGCCCACGAACCCGGATTGCGAGCATAGGGGAAACTGGAAGCGGATCAATGGCAAGGGCCGTTCCTTTTATGTCGGCCTTCGGACTTCGGGCAAGTTCCTGCGCGTGTACGAAAAGGGAAAGCAGCTTGGTGATCCGCGCTCGGAATGGGTCCGCGTTGAACTCGAACTCAAGTCCGTCGACAGGGTGATTCCGTTTGACGTCCTCGTTAACCCGGGCTGCTACCTCGCCGGGGCATATCCGGCGCTCAACTGGATCAACGAGAAAGAGCAGATTCGAATTCGCACGATCCGCGAAGAAAAGGTCTGCATTAAGGCTCAAAAAGAGGATTGGATTAAGCGCGTCGCGGGTGCCGATCTGGCATTGCTCGTCGATCTTGAACATGGCGAAACGCCGGAAGTCCGGGCGCTCAATCTCATCCGTCGTTTGCAAGATGAAAGCCGTCTGCCTAAGTGGGCGGTCATTCCTTCTGCCGATCTTTGCATCGGCTTCATCCATGACGCTGCATCAGGGTCCGGTGCGGGCAACGTCACTCCTACGGACCATTTTGAAAGGGTACTCGAAGCATGAAATTCACCACGAAGGCGACCATTACCGGCGCAAAGATGTTCAAGGATTCCATCGACGGTCAGGCGTTTGACCAGACCACGCTCTATGTCCAGATGGGACTTGACGAAACGAAGGGCACCGCGAAGGGTTTTGCTACGCAGGCGCTCGGTTGGGGCACGTCGGACGAGTATCACAAGATCAAGCATCTGCCGTTCCCGTTCGAGGCGGAAATCGAGATGGAACTGGTCACGACCGGCAAGCAGCAAAAGCAGCGCGTCGTCGGCCTGAAGCCCATTGCGCAGGTGAAAGGGGCTGCGTGATGGCTGTGCGTGCGGCCTTCGTGATTCAGGACAGGCGGACGGGTCTTTTCCTTGCTGAGGATTCGCGGTTCGTCGTGTCGTTCGGGAAGGCCGGACGCCTGCACGACATAGATGAAGCGCTCGATACCGCGTTCGATAACTTCGATCCCGGTGAGTTCGAGATTCATGAATTTCTCGAACGGGAGCCTTCGTAAATGACTATCTGCGTTCAGGTTGATACTGACGGCACGATCTACGCCGTTCAGCCGCAGCCGGTGGAAATCTCGGCCTGTTCCTATGTACTTGTCAGCGGTGATGCGGCGCTCAATTCGCCCTTCGCACTGACACCCGAGCAAGGCGCACAAGTTGGCGGGGCGGTCCTGCTGGTTTGGGCGGTTGCATATGTTTTCCGGGTTCTCGCCCGGGTTCTTAACGTCGATGAAAAAGGAGATTCGACATGAAGCAACTTCGCAACTTCGCTGTGGCCGGTCTGGCCGTCGTTCCGGGTTTCGCTCTGGCTGCTGCGCCGGACGTGACCTCCATCGTGACCGAGATCGAGGGCGCTGCCGCTCCGATCGCCGCGATCGGTGCTGCCGTCCTGCTCGTCATGGTCGGTATCAAGGTTTTCAAGTGGGTGCGCCGCGCAATGTAAGCGCGCTTCACTGGAACGCCGGGGGCGGGCTTCGGCTCGCCCTTTTTCATGTCAGGGGGTCGGAAATGGGAACGTGGGTTCTAGTTTGTTACTTGGGGGCAGCATGGCTCATCTTCGCCGATTGATGTGGTTTGCGCTTGGGTTCTTAATAGCTGCGGTGCCTATGTTGGCGGCGGCTGAAGAAAAAAATCTCTGGGAAGCAACGTTATACGGCGGGCACACTGTATATGCCTCGACGGCTAATCAGGCATGCGGGTTTATTAAGCCGAGATCGACGGCAAGTGGTAATTTTTGCCGTGATTCTGATGGTACTGCGTGGGGTACGGTTTATTACAGGTTGGCGAGCTGCGCTGGTACTTGGACGGAATCGTCAAGTACGCCGGGATACTGGTATTGCCAGGCGAGTCCGCAAGCGCAATGCGAACAAAGTGGGGGGTATTGGGGTGGCAATAACACGGTTGGTGGGCTGTTTGAGCCAACGGAAAGTTGTTACGCCGCAACGCCGATATGCATGGAATCGGGCGGTGTAGTCGCGTCGGTGTATAACCTTGATGGGCGCTGCGGTGTTTATCAAGCGGCGTGCCCTGCGGACTATGGGGACCCTGTTTCGCCGGGAAATTTGGGCGGCGGTCAGTGCTTGTATGGGGGGACGCCGCCGGACCCGGACCCGGACCCGGAGCCGGATCCTGACAAACCGGACCAAACGCCAAGCGGCTGCGGGGCAGGGCAGGATAGCGGCACGGTTAATGGCGTGCCTGTGTGCATCAATCGCCCGCCGAGCAACAGCAGCGACACCAAGACCGAAACGAAAACGAACCCGGACGGCAGCACGACGGAAACGACCAAGACAACGAACACGACCGTCAATAACACCACGAACACGACGACGACGACGACGACGACGACCGTCGTTCATAAGGATTCGACGGGTGCTGTAACGGGGACGGAAACGACGACGGAAACGCAGGAGCAGAGCACGGACGGGTACTGCGAAGCGAATCCCGATTCAACGGTTTGCGGCGGCGGCGAAGGCGGTTGGCAAGGCGGGTGCGACGATCCGGGGCGCGTCGTGCATGAGTGCAAGGGCGATCCGATCCAGTGCGCGATTGCAGAACAAACGCTGCGGACTCGTTGCGCGCTGGCTGCTTCTGATGCGGTAGTGGAAGCGTTCGAGGAAATGGTCACGTTCGACGGCACGGGCGAAGGCGAAGGACTAGACCGGCGCGAAATTCAGGTACCGGAAACGCTGGACGTCAATGAGATCGGCGGCGGCGCAGGGCTTACCGACAAAACGTTCGTCATCATGGGGAAGTCAATCGAGGTGCCGTTTAGCTTGATCAATAGCTACCTCGATATCTTCGGCGCGGCGGTGATGATGATTGCGTGGATTGTCGCGTTCAATACGATCAGGGGGGCTATCTGATGCCAGCACTAGCAGCAGCAATCATTACGGCCCTTGGTTGGGCGATGCGGTTCTTGGTTGCCAAGGTACTGCTCGCGCTTGGCCTACAGATGGCGTATCTCGTGGGTATGGATGCGCTCCTAGGGTTCGTCATTGATCAGGCGTTTTCATACATGGGTGCGCTCAACGGCGACGTGTATGCGATCGTGCGGCGCTGCCGGATACCGGATGCGATTGCGGTGATCTCGGCTGCGGCGTTGGTCAAGCATTCTCTTGTTTATGGTGCCGGGAAGTTGATGTTTGTTTCGAGGTCGGCGGGATGATCTACATTCACACGGGGCAGCCGGGCGCAGGTAAAACCCTTTTCACGCTCGATATGGTGCGCAAGCGGGCGCAGAAGGAAAACCGGCCCGTGTTCTATCACGGCATCGAACTGCAAAAGCCGGAACTCTTCGAGGGCTGGCAGCTTCTCGAGGACCCGACGCGCTGGATGGATTGCCCGGACGGGGCCATCATCGTGCATGACGAGTGTCAGACCCTGTACCGGCCTCGCGGCAATGGCGCGGCGGTGCCTGAGTACGTCGCCCGGTTCGAGACGCATCGCCACAATGGGTGGGATATCTACCTGATAACGCAGCACCCGATGCTGATTGACAGTAATGTTCGGCGCTTGGCGGGTGAGCATGTGCATGTCGTGCGGGCTTTCGGGGCAGGGATGGCGACCCTTCACAAGTGGGGCCAGGTCAAGGAGCAATGTGATAAGACTCGCGCCGATTCGGTCAGCGAAACGCGGGCTTACCCTAAAGAACTGTTTGATGCGTATAAGTCCGCCACGATCCACACGCATAAGGCTCGGATTCCTCCACGAGTGTTCTTTTTGCTGGCGATTCCGTTATTTCTTGCTGCGCTGGTTTGGGCTTTCGTAAGCTGGTATCAGCGACAGGCTGAAGGTCCGAAACTCGATAAGCCGGAACAGATGGCAGCGGCGGCGGCTTGGGGGCAGGACGCGGGTCGGGGGGAGCGACCAGTGCGCCGCAAAACGCTGAATGAGTGGATCACTGAGCAGGAACCGCGCTTGATCGGCTTGCCTCATACCGCGCCGGTTTATGACGAGATTACAAAGCCGGTGCGAGCGCCGTATCCGGTCGGGTGCGTGGCGAACGCCAAGCGTTGCACGTGCTACACCGAGCAGGCGACGCCCATGGATACGCCGGACGCGCTATGCCGTCGCATCGCCGAAACCGGCTATTTCGTTGCGTGGGACACTAGCAGCAAAGGGCAGCCGAACGGACAGGCGGCGGCTACGCCGACGGCTGGCGGGTTGGCTGAACCGTTCGCTTCCGATAGTAGTCGTGGCGGTTTGATCGCTACGGGTGGAACGTATGGGGGTGTTCCGTCTTCGGGTGTGCGCTAGTGCATGCCTTGCAACATGAACTCGCTTTATCATCCCGGCGTTACTCGCTCGGGATGGTGCTATGCGCTCGCTATATTTGTTTTCGCTCCTGCTGTTCGCTCCCGTTGTTGGCGCGCAGTCGATCTCACAAGAGGCCGGCAAAGAGGTCGGAAGATTCGGCAAGGGGGTTGCACAGTCAATCATGGATCTTCAACCGCACTGGGAAACCATTGAGCCCAGGTCGAAGGAAGAATGCCTTAAGGAATCCGGCGGCGTACTCGACAACCGATTCGTGCGGTGCCGAAACGGGCGCCAAGAGTGGGTCCGTTACGACACCGAAGGGCGGCGCAAAGTCTTGCAGGTCCGGGCAATTCCGAACTGAGCATCAGCACAGGGCTGTGCCGATCTTCCATAGGTCGGCGTTCCCAAAAAACGGCGCTGCGACCTCTCGCAGCATGCGGCCGCTGGCGGCCGCGCCATCCTTGCTGTTCCGGTCGATCAGGCGCAGGGCTTCAGCCAGCATGGCGCGCGCCTTCTTCATCGGGTCGGCGGCACGCTTCATGCGCTCGGCCAGTCGGCCTGTCATGTCGTCCAGCGCAAGCGCCAGCTGGCGGGCGAGGAATTCAGCGGATTTTCTCAGTGCCTTCGGGATCATGGTCTTTTCTCCTACCGGGTTCCTAGATCCGGAGCCGATCGTTTGATCCTCTCCGTTTGTCGCATCTCTGGCTTAGTCCTTCCGTACTTCCTGAGTCCGTCGCCGTGAGCGTGGGGGCGTGCCGGTCGGGGCGGAACGTCAAGGGCGGGGCCGCCCCGTTCACTTCACCCTTGACGGGACGCAACGAACGGCACGACAACAAAGCGAAGGCGAGGGATGAAGGGGGTGCGGAAGGGCGGCGGGATCTGCGACGGACGGGGAGCCCGCCGGGAGGCACTCACGGCGTAGCCGTCTGAATTGCAAGAGCGGATCAGCGACAAAGAAAAAAATTTCGGTAGAGCGCGTCAGCAGGTTTCAGTGCGCGCCGTGCTTCCTGTATGTGGCCACCTTGGGCGAAGAACCTTCCTTATCTCTATTTCAGATTGCGGACCTCGAGGCCGGCAAGTCGTCCGACTGCGCGGACGTGGCAACGAAAGATAAGGGCGGAAAAAAACCGCCTGCTGGCGGTTGGTGTCGATCCGTTCGAGCTTCACGCGGTCTGTCGTGTGCTGTGAAACCCGAGATGCGAACGTACTTTTAATCGCGCAAAGCGCGTCCTCGGGTTACCTTGACCGCTGCAATCCAACTTA